TATAGGAGACGGTTTAACAGCTCAAAATATGACTGACTTAAATACAGCAGTTGTTGCATTTCAAACAGCATTAAGTAGAAACGTATGAAACTAAATGAACTAACAGCAGAACAAAGAACAACCTATGTAGGTTTATTAACAGAGCTACAAAAGAATGAGATAGTAGGTCAGTTATATGCACCTGATTCTTACTTTAATCCTATTCAGGACTTGAATGATAATTGGATTATTTCAGTAGAGGAAATGGAGCAGTGTGTTAACCCTGATTATCTTTGGGTAAAAGACCTTGACTTGATACCATACGAACCAAAACCAACACCCCCACCCTTTGAATAAAATGCTTGATAAAGCATTGTAGTATGAATAATTTTTTGTATATTATAATATATATTTATAACATAACAACAATGGAAACCTGGTTACTAACACTCATCCTTTTTATAGCTAGTTTAATTTTTACTATATTTGGATACTTTTTAAAAATGATACACTCTGATGTTAGAAAAAATACAGAAGAACAAGGTAGATTAAAAGGTAAAATAGAACTAGTACAACAAGAGAATCAAATAAAATATCAAGCACTACAAGAACTAACACAGCTTGAAATTAAAAACTTAGCAAAAAATGTTAGTGAATTATCAGATGCAGTAAAATTATTTATAGTAAATAGTAGACATGAATAATATAAAAAAAAGATGGAATGCTCCAACTCCTAAGTTCTGGAAGAATGTACAGAAGATTGCTATTGCAGTAGGTGCAGCAGCAGGAGTAGTAATAGCAGCTCCAATAACATTACCAGCAGCAGTAGTTACAGTGGCTGGTTATTTAGTAACTGCAGGAACAGTAGCAGCTACTTTATCCCAATTAACAGTAGAAGATTACAAGGATTTAGAAACAGTAATAACTAAAAAAAAGAAAAATGGCAAAGAAAGTAAAAGCCCCAGTGGAAATTAATGCTGAAGTTAAGGTAAAGAAAACCAGAGTAAGTGTTAAGAAAAAAGACAAGAAATTAGATGTAGTAGTAGATACACCTAAAGTAGATGTTACAGTAAAAGCTGATGAAGAAGAAAAGAAGTTTGTACTAGACTCTAGAAAATTAGATGTGGAAGTCACTAAGACAGATAAAGGCACTACAGTTAAAGTAGAAGCTGAGACTCCAGTACTACAAAGAGTTGGTAAATGGGTTGCTCATATGATGAGTAAAAAATTTAACCGTAAGAAATAATGGATGTTTTAAAAAAAGGAAGTAAGGGACCATCAGTGGTCACTCTTCAAGAATTTTTAAAACTTACAGCTGACGGAATATTTGGTCCAAAAACAGAATCAGCAGTAAAGTCTTACCAAAAGAAAAATGGTTTAATACCTGATGGAGTAGTTGGTCCTAAGACTTGGGCTCACATGGGTATTCTTAATACTGACAATGCAGAGAATTTAGAAGTAGAAAAAGCATTAGAGATTAAGAAACATTACATGCCAGCAGGAACTTACTTCCCTGGTCCTGTAAAAAAACAATGGATATTCTTACACCACACAGCAGGATGGGAAGATCCATACCAAGTTGCTGATATGTGGGCAAGAGATGACAGAGGTAATGTAGCTACTGAATATATATTAGGTGGTCAATCTGTAAGAAATGGTAATACCAAGTATGACGGTGAATTAATCCAATGTTTTCCAGAAGGAGGATATGGGTGGCATACAGGTACAGGTAACTCTGTTATGCATAGAAACTCTGTAGGTATTGAAGTATGTTGTATGGGTCAGATAGTTAATGGAAAGACTTATGTTGGTACACCAGCAGATCCTAACCAGATAGTAAAATTAGCTAAACCATTCCGTGGTTTTCAGTTCTGGCACAAATACTCAGATGCTCAAATAACTACATTAAAACAATGGATACTATTTGTAGCTGAAAGATATAATATTGATCCTACAGTAGGTTTAGTAGAATACATTAAAGCTAAAGGTGCTGATGGATTTGATGTGCTAGATTTGGCTAGAGCTAATTCTACACCAGGAATGTATTCTCATACAAATGTATTAAGAGGTAAAGTAGACATGTTCCCGCAGCAAGAATTAATTGATATGTTATTAAGCTTGTGATATGAAACTAAGAAACAACTGGAAGAACTCAAAGAAGCAGTGGGATAAAGTAATGATAAGATTGAGAGTATCTAGTTTAGATTTATTTTCACTAGAGATTGACATAGCAAGAGATTTTTACTTATTTACTATTTTAAACTTTACAATTAAAAACAGATAACTATGAAAAAGATAATTAAAAAACCAAAAACTAAAAAATTGGTTAAAGCTCAAAATGGCACTAGTGTAAAAAGTGATCCACCTAAAACTAAGTCCTTTACCAATCCATTAACTGGTAGAACAAGAGTAACTGAAGGTTGGAAAGAAAAATCAAAAACAACAGGCACTGTTGCACCACGTCCAGGCTATGCTGAAAAAAAAGTAGATGTATATAACAAAAAAGGTGAAAAAATAAAAACAGTTGATAAAACAAGAGAGTTAACATCTATACCTAAAAATGATAATAAATTTCTTAGTAGAGGTAGAGACAGTTGGGCTTTTAAAACAAAAGTTACTAAACACAATAAAAAAGGATAGTTATGAAACATGGATTAAAAGGAGTTACAGATGCTACAGTATTTTGTAAGTCAATGCAGAAAGGTGGTCCTGCACCAATGATAAGGTCAATGAAGAGCTATGAAGTTGGCGGTATAACAGGATTACAATCTCCTAATGCTACAGCTGCAGAAACTGAATGCACGGCCGGTCCAGGTTGCCCATATGGTAAAAGAGCTAAAAACAGAAGAGCTAGATCAACTAAGAGAAGAATAAATCAAAATAGATCTAGGTGGTAAACTAACTATACAAATCTAAGTGATCCAGGTACTTTGTATACCTGGATTTTTTGTTTTAAATATATCTTGTTTAAACTTTTATTGTATATTTGTCTAAACTTTAAAAATATAAAAATGGAAAACATGAACCAACATGAACCAGAAATGGAAATGTCTGCAGAAGAATTAGCTGCAAAAAAAGCTGACATGCTTAAGTTTTATGAAGACTCAATTCCTTATCTGGATGCTCAACTTAACTATGAGAAGAAACTTGCTGAGATTGATGAAGTAAGATTTAGAAGAGCACAGTTTCAAGTTCAAATGGCAATGATGATGAATCCTCAAAACCATGAAGAATTTGATGAGGAAGAAGAAGCTGAAAGAGAAGATCTTATTCAACATGAAGTACCCACACCAAAAGAAAGAAAGCTTAAAAAACAATAAACCATGGCACTTGTAAACCAAGTACAAAAGCGGGTTAAAATGCCCAAATGGGATGTTGTAAAATTTCAGATACTAACTCATTGTTATATTAACCGTATAACAATGAGTGAATCTGACTTAAACTGTTTAACACTGTTAAGCTTTAATGAACCTATAGAGCTAACCAATTTCTGTTATGATGCATCTTCTGAAGAGGAGTGGATATTTAAAACACCACAGACTGTTAGAAACTGTATTAACAAAGCTGAGAAAAATGGACTAGTAATAAAGGACAAGGATAACAAAAAGATCATCAGTTTAAATCCGGATCTGAAGATACAAACAAGTGGGAATATATTATTAGATTACAAATTCTTTGGTCAGAATGATACCCAAGAAAGCATCTAGTTTATATAGGAATGTAGCTGAGGATCTTGATGTAGATCAGGTACTGGTAGAAAACCTTATAGACTTTTACTATAAAAGAATTAGAGAATGTGTGGCAAACCTAGAGCATCCAAGAATAAACATAGATGGTTTAGGTCAGTTTATAGCAAAAGGCTCTACAGTAAAAAAGTCTATACCAAGATTTAAAAAGTCCTTAGAAAACCATGACACATCCACTTTTGGAGCATTCTTTAATAAAAAAAGAATTGAGTCAAAGCTTGACTTGCTTATTGTATTAGAACAGAAGATTCTGTTAGAGGAACAAAGAAGAAAAATTTTTAAAAAAGAAAAAGATGAAAAACACACTAAAACTAATTTGGGAGAACAGAAACCAAATAATTGAAGGTATAACTAACTCAGTTATCAGAGATGAGACAGTAGAAGAAATAGCCAGATTAAGATATAGTATTTGTGAGGAATGTGAACATAAAGGAAAAAAATGTGCTGTAAAAGGTACTGCTCCATGTTGTAATGAATGTGGATGTTCACTTAATTTTAAGACTAGATCATTGGCATCATCATGCCCACTAGGTAAATGGGAAGCTCTTACTACTGAAGAGATAGAAGATAAGTTAGATGAACTTGAAGACTAATACTATATTTATAGATCCAAATAATATGCAATGAGTATAATATTTACAGCTGAGGACCATAGCTATAAGAGTTTAAATCCTGAAGAGAAGATAAACTGGACTAGTGTAACTACAGTAATATCTGCTTTAAAAAAACCATTTGATGCAAAGAAAACTGCAGAGAAGGTGAGCAAGAAAAAGACATCTAAATGGTATGGTGTAGATCCTGTTATTATACAAGAGATTTGGAAAAATGAAGCTGATAGATCTACCACTCTTGGTACATGGTATCATAACCAAAGAGAGGATGATTTATGTTCTTTAGCTTCATTAGAAAGAGAAGGTGTTACTGTACCTGTATTTAGCCCATCTGGTGAAAATAATGGCATCAGAGTAGCACCAAATCAAAAACTAGAACCAGGCGTGTATCCAGAACATATGGTCTATCTTAAGTCAGCAGGCTTATGTGGCCAGTCAGATTTAGTTGAAGTAGTCAATGGTAAAGTAAATATTATTGACTACAAGACTAATAAAGAAATTAAGATGGAAGGTTTCACTAACTGGGAAGGTGTAACTGATAAGATGCTACCACCGGTAGATAGTCTAGATGACTGTCACTTTAATCATTATGCTTTACAATTGAGTATTTATATGTATATTATATTGAAGCATAACCCTAAACTAAAACCAGGAAGAATATTTGTTCATCATATAACATTTGAAGTAGAAAGAGAAGATAACTGGGGCTATCCTATTACCAAGAAAGATGAGAGAGGGGAACCTGTAATAAAAGAAGTTATACCAATCTCTATACCTTACTTAATAGATGAAGTACAGGCAGTTATACATTATATGAAAGACAATCCAATTAAAAAGAAATAATTATGATTATTAAACTCTTTGATGTACAGAATAATATTGTGGTGCCAACAGAACACTGTTATACACTAAAAGCTCTTAAAGATATAATGGAAGAGTATCCGGATGATTACCTAAAAATATATCAATATCTTTTCTACATGACATGTCCAAACCCAGATATGAATCCATTCTTTTATACACCAGATATAGATAAGGAGAATCTGATAATACAACAGATAGAAGGTGAGTTCTCAACAGAAGATGATGCCGTATTCACGGCTCTACAGTTCTGTCAGAGAATGTATGAAACCCCAACATCCAGAGCATATAAAGGTATTGCATCTATGTTAGATAGATTAGCAAGATATATGGAAGTTACCACAATAACTGCAGGTAGAGATGGTAATATAAACTCTCTGATTAGTGCAGCTAAAAACTATGAAGCTATCAGGCAGTCTTTCAAAGGTGCTTATAAAGATCTTCAAGAAGAACAACAAAGTAAAGTAAGAGGTGGACAAGGACTAGCATATGATATGTAATGAGTGAAATTTATCAAGATATACCAACCTATGACAAAGGAAACTGGACAACCACAAGTTTTGAATCCAGAGAAGAGTTCAGCAACTTTATCTTTGGTGTATTTAAAGAACCAGGTAAGTACAACTTCAATGAAACTACCAATAAAGTTTTTATATCTGAGTCAGTCAAATTTAAAAAAGATGGAGTATATACTACATCCCCATTCAAATCAAAAGACTATATAACATATTGGGATGATCAAAAGCTTAAATGCCGTAAAGGTATTATAGTTAAGGATAAAGATAACACATGGTTTGTAGCTAGAGAATACTACATGTGGTTAAACTTCTTACCAATCTTTGACAAAGAGATACAACAGTTTGGTTTTGCTAAGATCAGAGATGCTCAGTATCATATGGCTTTATATGAGTTGTTAGCAGAACTTAATTACAAGCATTCAGCTATCTTAAAGAAACGGCAGATAGCCTCTTCTTACTATCATATGGGCAAGTTTATAAATCAGCAATGGTTTGAGGCTGGGGTTACTCTCAAGATGGGAGCTAGTCTTAAAGACTATATCAATGAGAAAGGATCCTGGAAGTTCTTACAAGAATATGCTGCATTCCTAAATGAACATACTGCATGGTACAG